GAAGATGATGAACTAGACATGGATATGGGTGATGAGGATGATGATGAAGACCTAGACCTTGGTGATGATGAACCAAGAGATGAACCAGAGATGGATCTAGGTGATGAAGAGGACGAAGAGGATGACCTTGATATTGAGGAAATTCTTCGCGAAATCGAAGCCGAGCTATCTGAGGAAGAGGATATCCAAGAAGCTCAAGTGGCTGAGGAAAATGCAAGACTACAATCTGAGCTAGCCGAATATCGTAAGGCTGTTGAAATACTTCGTGGTAAGCTCAATGAAGTCAATCTTCTTAATGCTAAGTTACTCTTTACAAACAAGCTGTTCAAAAACCGTGAACTCACAAAAGAACAGAAGGTTCATGTCGTTGAGACATTCGACCTTGCTACTACTCTTCGTGAGGTCAAGTTGCTTTATGCTACACTAAGTGAAGCAACAATCCCAGGCAAGACAGCTAAGAAGCAGGTGTCAACACAACAGGTCGTTACTGAAAGTATCGCATCTGGTGTTGTTGGGTCAACTGCTCCAACAAAAGAAGTTATCACAGAAGACACAGGAGCTGACTTCCGCAAGAGAATGCAGGAGCTAGCCGGTGTCAAAGTACTTTAATTTAACATTTAATTTCGGAGATTGAAACATGAGTGATGTAACAAGTTTTCTAAACGAAGCTGCTACTGCTCACCAACAGCTATCAAACGAAGCTCGTAGAATGGCTGATAAGTGGGAAAAGAGTGGTCTTCTAGAAGGCCTAGAGGGTCATGAGAGAAACGGTATGGCCGTTCTTCTTGAGAACCAAGCAGGTCAGCTTCTTAACGAAGCATCAGCAACACAAACAACAGCCGGTCTTGAGAGCTGGGCTGGTGTTGCTCTTCCATTGGTCAGAAAGGTTCTTGGACAGATTGCTGCTAAGAACTTTGTTTCTGTACAACCAATGAACCTTCCAGCTGGACTAGTCTTCTTCATGGACTTCCAGTACAATAACGCACGTGGTGACCGTGCTGTAAACGAGTCCATCTATGGTGTCACAAGTGGTAGTGGAACTCTACCAAGAGATGGTTTCTATGGTGCGGGTCGTTTCGGTTATTCAGTTAATGAACAACAACTAACTGGTCAGACAATCAAATCAAATCGTGTTGCTACACCAACCGATCTTGACTTTGAAACAACTTCTTCAGCAACAACATATGCTGTTTATAGAGTTCCAGTTTCAAGTCTTGTAAGACCAGATCTAGAAGGAATTCGTTCTTTCACAATTTCTGGTTCTGGTGAAAATTTTGGTGAGGCATTACCACAGTTCACAAGACTAGTAACAGATTCTACACCAAATGATACAATTGAGTTTGTTGCACCAACTGGTTCAGCTGCAGAAGAGCTGCAGGTTGTTAATTATTCACAACAACCAGTTGAAACAAACCGTGGTGATTTTGAGGATAGAGATCCAATTCAGGGTGGAGAAACTCCTGACGGAACAAACCTCAACATTCCAGAAATCAACATTCAACTACGTAGCGAGACAATCGCAGCTAAGACACGTAAGTTGAAAGCTGTCTGGTCACCAGAACTCGCTCAGGACCTCAATGCTTACCACAGTGTTGATGCTGAGGCTGAGTTAACAGCAATGTTAAGCGACCATATTTCTCTTGAGATTGACCTTGAGATTCTTGATATGCTTATCGTCAATGCTACAACAACTGACTACTGGTCAGCTGAAATTGGTCAAGTTTGGAACGGAACCAGTTTCGACCCACAACAGAGTGGAACCGCATGGACAAACATGACATGGTTCCAAACTCTCGGTCAGAAGATGCAGAGAGTTTCCAACAAGATTCACCAACTCACACTACGTGGTGGTGCTAACTTCGCAGTTGTTTCCCCAACAGTTGCTACAATTCTCGAAACCATCCCAGGCTTCATGGCTGGAACAAATGGTGACAAGATGGAGTTTGCCGCTGGTGTTTCACAGGTTGGTTCATTCCAGAACCGCTTCGCAATCTACAAGAACCCATACATGACAGAGAACATCGTCCTCATGGGCTTCCGTGGAGCAAACTTCCTAGAGACAGGTGCTGTGTACGCTCCGTACATTCCGCTCCTAATGACACCTCTAGTGTACGACCCAGATAACTTCACACCAAGACGCGGTGTCATGACTCGCTACGCGAAGAAGATCGTCCGCCCAGAGTTCTTCGGTAAGATCGTTGTTGACGGACTTGAGTACGTCTAATAACATCTGAAGTTGATGGATAAAAAAGAGGGGTGGGTCTTCGGACCCACCCCGATTTTTTTAATTATACTGGTGATACTTATTGATGTAATGGTTCCCTAAATGGTTTGTTATTTTTATTTTAGTTTGGGAGCATTATGGAAACTAATATCTACGAAGCAATCAGTTCTATATGGCCTGTTTTTATTGGGGTGATTTCACTAGTAATTATTCTAGCAAAAATGCACTCATCAATACAAGTACTTGATGACAAAGTAAAAGTATTGTTTGACCTTTTTAATAATAGAGATAGAAGAAGCTGATATATGGTTATATAATTTATTTATAACAAACAGTTAACGGAGAAATGTTATGGCAAATGAAGTTGCAGAACAATTCGCAGGACTTCCTATTGAGGATTTGATTGTACAACCACTCGTTGGAATGGCTAAAGGTCAAGCACAATTAAATGATATCACTTGGAAGTATATCCAAGAAGTCGCATTTGAACCACAAGACGGAGACAAGAGTTCCGCTAGAAAGATTGATGTTCAGTTAAACAGGTATGTACAAAATCCTGACACACAAGAACTAGAATTACAACAAATCAATTCTATGGTTCCCCTTCTACCACTCGTTCCTATTCCAGCATTAGCTATCACATCTGCTGATATTCAGTTTACTATGGAAGTTAAGAGTTCTGAGATGTCAACCAGCTCAACCGATACTTCTTCTCAAGTAGACGCATCAGTTTCAGGTGGATTCTGGGGTGCTAAGTATTCGGTCAAGATGTCGGGTAAGGTTTCTACACACAAAGAAAACACCCGTAGTACAGACAACTCTGCTAAATACGATGTAAAGGTACACGCAGAACAACTACCACCAACCGAAGGAATGTTAAAGCTATCAGACATGATGCAAATGATGATGGACCCAGCAGTAGTACCTGCTCCAGCTAGTTGACATCATTTAACAAAAGGGTTACATTAATATGGCAATGCCTTGTTTATCCTGTGGTCAGGATATTGGGTTAGACTTAGACTTTATCGTTAAGAATCCAACATCACAATGTCCACATTGTAACATTATTATGAGCTTCAATGTAAGTCCAGAACTAAAAAAGGAATACAGAGAAGTTACAAATCAAATAAACAAGATTAAAAAACAATACGGGTTACGATAATGGCAAAATTTAATTTAGAAGAGTTACTAGGCGGTATCCAAGAAGCCGCTATGATAGCAAATAGTATTTCGGAACGACAACATATTAACAATCTTTCAAATTATTTTGACAAAGATGGGACGCCACTCACTACCACATTCAACATTAATGGTAATGAGATGGTCGTCCCATTATTTGTTTTAGCAGACCACTCTTCTATTGGTCTATCTGAATTAGAAATGGAGTTTAAAACAAAACTCGCTATTGGTGATAACGAACCATCCAAATTAAAACGTGGTTTGTTGTCTTTCCTGAGACGAAAGGAATCAAATGGTGAACAAGTAAAAGAACATTCCATTAAAAACCTACAAATAGACTCAGGAACAATCAGTAAAAACTCAAATGGTATGGCTAAGATACGGGTAGTATTTAAAGCCGACGAAAAACCAGAAGCGATATCTAGATTGGTAGACAGATTAATCCAAACCGTAGATGACCACACACACGTTGTTAAAGAATAACGCCTTGTTCTATTAGTATACGACGATTTTCTAAGTGTTGTAGTTCAATATGTTCTTTACTCTGTCCGTGATACTGAACTGCTATATGTTCATTAATCATATGCTTGTTGAGATTTAAAGTACCATCCATTACGATTAGTTCGCCAAGAATACGACCAAACTTACCACGAGCATCATCCTTGTGAGTTTGTACAATAATCTCACTACCAATTGGACAATGTTCTAATACAAAGTTTTTCGCTAACAACCCAAATTTCTTTTCTTCCAAGTCTCTGGTTCTGCTTTCTGGGGTGTCTATTCCATATAACCGGACACGTTGTTTTCTTAACCAGACATCAAACCCTAAGTCTAGGTCAACATCAACAGTATCGCCATCAATAACCCTTAGAACTATAGCACGATATCGGTACATAATAGTCTCCGGTTCAAATCATACTGATAAATAGGTTGGTAAGGTGGTTATAACTACTATTTATAGTCAGGATAATTTCTACTGAGAATATTAATGGCAACTACTCCCGAATATTTTTCTTATGATGGTAACCCAGCAAACCCAAATGGACTCACCCCGTTCGGTATTTTTGATTTAGAGTCAACATTCCAGACCGATGGTCCAAAAGTAGCTAACTTTGTTGCTACCAGATTGGGTTATCCCATCCTTGATGTGGAACTTCAGGACTTGCAAATCTATGCTTGTTTTGAGGAAGCTACAATTGAGTATGGAAAACAGGTCAATCAGTTTAGAGCTAGGGACTATATGTATAATATCCTTGGTAGTTCTACAACTACTGACATTACACAAAAGAATATTATTGGTGCTCCACTGACACAAATCGTAAAATTAGCAAAAGACTATGGAACCGAAGCTCTTGCTGGTGGTGATGTTGAGTTAAAACGTGGATTTATTACCACAAGTCCTAATACTGCAAAGTATGACCTTAAGACATTATGGGGTGATGTTAGTGAAAGTGGTGAAAGTTTAGAGATTAGAAAGATTTACCACGAATCAACACCCGCTCTTGCTAGATATTATGACCCATTTGCTGCTACTGGACTTGGTATTACCAATCTATTCGCAGAGTTTGGGTTTGACGGATACTCACCGGCCATCACATTTGTTATGATGCCTGCTTATGAGGATATGTTGAGGGTTCAAGCTATTGAAATCAACGACCAAATTAGAAAGAGTATTCATACATTTACGATTTCTAATAATATTTTAAGAATATCACCTGTTCCAACAACATCATTTAATATGTATTTTGACTATTATGTCACTAGTGAAAAGTCAGCAACATTAATTCAGTCAGGAAGTCAAAATGAATTTGTTAGTGACCTATCAAATGTTCCGTTAGAACATCTACCATACAACAATATCAACTCAATTGGTAAGGTTTGGATTTACAAATACACATTGGCACTCACCAAAGAACTATTAGGAACCATTCGTTCCAAATATGAGAGAGTGCCAATCCCAAATAGTGATATTAAGATGGATGGTGAGGTCTTAAGACGAGAAGCACAACAAGAAAAAGAGATGTTGGTCAAAGAATTACAAGAAACATTGACCAAAGCTGGTTATCACGAACAAATGAAACTACAAGCAGAGTCAGTAGAACATCAAGTAACAATAATGAACAAGGTTCCCCTTCCAATATATGTAAAGTAATATGGCAAAGTTCGTAGGCACCCGTGATTTTGAATTTTTTCAACACGTTAATCGTGAATTAAGTGCAGAAATCGTAGATACACCCGTAATTTTGTATAAACTTAACTTAAATTACGTAAATACAAACATTTATGGTGAATCTGTAGAGAAAATTGCATACGATGGTGTGGAATTGACTGCATTTGTAGATTATAAAGGAAATGAGGTCATCACTGATAGTGGATTTGGTATAGATTCTACACAAGAAGCTGAATTTAGGTTTGTTCGTAGGATTTTACAAGAAAGACACGTATATCCAGAGATTGGTGATGTCATAGGATACAATGACGCCTTCTATGAGATTGATAATGTCCAAGAAGTCCAACTTATAGCAGGTAGAGTCGGTTATAACCAATCAATCATATGTTCTACACACCTTACAAGGCGTAGTAACATTCAAATTGAGTCTAGACAGGTATGAGCAAGGTAACTGATTTAGTTAAGAACGCACAGAACGACGGGCAGTATCAAAATCGTGGTCTTGATACCAAAGCCGAAGAATCAAACGAAATCTCGGTCGGTCTTATTGATATTGATACCACTATTATTGAGTATATGCAACAGGTCATCAAACCACACGTTACACAAGATGGTGACAAGATAGAAGTTCCTATTATGTATGGTAATCCAGAACGCTGGAAGAACATACGACAAGATGGTGTCTTACGAGATGTCCGTGGCAAACTACAAATACCTTTACTTGTGGTTACCAGAACAGGATTGGTCAAAAATAGTATGAATAGTCCTGTCAAAAAATATCAAGAATTAGATTTTTATTCTACACAATGGAACCCAAGAAACAAGTATGACAGGTTTGCTGTGTTAAATGGTATAGAAGAAAGTAATAAATATGTATCAGTTATGTATCCAGATTATTACGATTTAACATATCAATGTGTAGTTTGGACCGAATATATGGCACAAATGAACCACCTAATAGAACAAATCTCCTTCGAGGGTGAAAGCTATTGGGGTGAAAAAGACAAATACAAATTTAAGACATCAATAAAAGAGTATAAAAATACAGTAGAATTGCCAGAAAGAAAAGATAGGTTGGTTAGGTCAGAATTTACGATGACTGTGAAAGCGTATTTACTACCCGAAAACACCGTGGATAAGTATGGAAGACCAATGAATATGAACCAAACTAGATTTACCACAAGAAAGTTGGTCATCAAAGAGAAATTCATTGAATAGGAATCATTTTGAGAAATTTATCATATATTTATAATACAAAGGATGGTTAGGTTATGACAAAAATTAGTGATGAAGAATTACAGAAAGTAAAGACAAATCGTGAACAGGTTCTCACAAACTCACAACAATTAAGTGATTTGCTTTTACAACAAACTTTGTTAGAAGAACAGATAGGGATTGTTAAAAGTCAATTTTTAACTGCTTTTAATACAGAAAGAAATTACTTAGAGAGTTTAAACGATAAGTATGGTGAAGGGTTACTTGATATTGAGACAGGTGAAATAAAAACTACCTAATGGAGAATAGAGTATGGCAGAGCGTGTAGTTAGCCCAGGCGTATTTACCCGTGAGAGAGATCAATCTTTCTTAGCTCAGGGTGTGGCTGACATTGGTGGAGCATTTGTTGGAGTAGCTCAAAAGGGTCCAGCATTCGTTCCAGTAATGGTAGAAAGTCAACAAGAGTTTGAGAACAGGTTCGGAACCGCAGATGAATACAGCTACTTAGGATATACAGTCCAAAATTATTTACAAGAAGCCGGTTCAGCAACCGTTGTTCGTGTCCTTGGTTTAGATGGATATAGTGGTTCTACTTTCCAATCAGCCAAACTAATTGCTAGCGGTTCCGGTGGAGAAAGAATTCTTGCTATTTTCCACCCAACAGTTGGTGGTCAAAGTATTGTTTCTTCTTCGGTCAGTGGAATTAATACAATGAGTATAGTTCTAAGCGGCTCTGGTGGAACAAGTTCATTTAGTTCTGTTTCCCCAAGTGGGTCGAGTAGTGATAACGTATTTAATAGTGTAGGTTCTGCTGTAAATGGTTCACCAGAAGGATATACATACGCTTATTATCCATCTGCTATTGACCCAGACAGGGGTGGTGTTGTCGCGGAAGAAATTAGATTAGAAACATCTTCTGCTATACTAACCTTTACTGGTGCCGCCGCTTCCTACAATAACGCTTCAACTCCTTGGATTCGTTCACAAACAATCGGTGGTGTTAAAAATGACCTATTTAAAGTCCATACTCTCGCTGATGGGTCAAACAGTAACCGTGATATCAAGATTTCAATTCAAGGTATTAAGTACAGAACGATTGAAGGTCAGTTTGGAACATTCTCACTATTGGTCAGAAAAGCATCTGATACCGATACGAAGTCAGAAGTTCTTGAACAATATGACAATCTAAACTTAGACCCCAATAGTTCAGATTTCATCGCAAGAAGAATTGGTAATAGTGTTCCAACAGAAGACAGTGTTTCTGGTGAAACCTTATATATAGGTGATTATCCAAACAAGAGTCAATTCATTAGAGTTGAATTGAGTGCCTATGTAAATGGAGAACCCAGTGAATTAGCATTACCATATGGATTCGCTGCTCTTAGTGTTCCGTTCGCTGTAGCGGGTGATGAAGCTGCTGTACGACCACAAGTTGTAACCACAGCTTGGACATCTGCTTCGGTTATTAGTGGATACAAAACAGGTGCGGTCAGAGACGCTAAGAAGTTCTACGGATTTGATTACACCGAAACTAACTATACAAACCAAGGGTTCCTAAACCCACTTCCACTCAATAATGCAACTTCCGTAGGATATGTCGCAACCAGTGGTTCAAATACAAATTCAACGGAGTTCTCATTAGAAGATGTTGCTAGTGGTGAAGTTGAAAATGTTAACTTAAGTATTTCAAATAGTGCTCACATCACATATCGTAAATTCACAGTTCCTCTACAGGGTGGGTTTGATGGGTTTGAACCTAACAGAGAAAGAAAGATGGGTGCTGACATTGTGTCAACAAACACCCAAGGGTTTGACATCAGTACTTCACAGGCAGAAGGTGGAAGGGCGTTCAAGAAAGCTCTTGACTCACTTAAGAACCCAGAAGCCTATGATATGAACCTACTGGTCATCCCCGGTGTTAACCACGAACAACACCCATACATTACCCAGTATGCTATCGACATCTGTGAAGACAGACAAGATACATTCTTTATAATGGACTTAGCAAGTTACGGAGCTAGTATCGCAACTGCTACTGCAACCGCTGCACTACTTGACACAAGTTACGCCGCTGGTTGGTATCCTTGGGTAAGAGTTCTAAACACCAATACAAACAAGTTTATCTGGGCACCACCTTCGGTTGTTCTACCAGAGACATTCGCTTATAGTGATAGTGTGTCTGCTGAGTGGTTCGCGCCCGCCGGTCTAAACAGAGGTGGTATCGCCGGAGCACAGGGTGTTAAGACAAGACTTAACAGAACAAATCGTGATGAACTATACGAGAACAAGGTTAACCCAATCGCACAGTTCCCCGGCCAAGGTATCGTTGCCTTTGGACAGAAGACACTACAGACACGCTCAAGTGCTCTTGATAGAATCAATGTCCGTCGTCTCTTGATTGCTCTGAAGAAGTACATTGCATCAAGTTCAAGATACCTATTGTTTGAACAAAACACAGAAGCAACACGTAACAGATTCCTAAACTTGGTCAATCCTTACCTCGCTAGTGTACAGGAAAGACAAGGACTATACGCCTTCCGTGTGGTCATGGATGAAACAAACAATACACCAGATGTCATTGACAGAAATCAACTAGTTGGTCAGATTTATCTACAACCAACCAGAACGGCTGAGTTCATCGTCCTTGACTTTAACATCTTACCAACAGGTGCTACATTCCCTGAGAGTTAAGACAAACTAAAAGGTTATATAAATTAGTGGTAAGTGATATTTATATAAAAGTATAATTTTTGGAGACAAAATATGGCCAATTTGGTAGAAGAACAGGAGCTATTTTTCAAGGCGTTTGAGCCTAAGATGCAAAATAGGTTCATAATGAACATGGATGGAGTTCCTGCATATGTTATCAAGGGAATGCAAAGACCAAGATTAACACAAGAAGCTAGAGCCTTAAACCATATCAATGTTCAGAGATATGTAAAAGGTCGTTCTGTTTGGGGCGCTTTACAAATGACA